GTCAAAACAGAAAAAATCACAATTTCAAAAGAAATAAGATACTGCAAACCATTGATTTTAAAGGGTTTGCAAAAAAAATCTCAAAAAATTAGCACTCACTATTTGATGGTTAGTATCGGAATTATTTTTATCAGCTTTATTACTTGCTATTTTCTCTTCGTCTGCAATAATAATTACTTTTATTCCTCTGTTTTCAGAATATTCATTGATTACACCCATTAACTCAATTCTATCAAGTTTAGAGCGTTCAAAATCATCGAAGAATAAGACCAATCTTTTTTTGATGAATTTTTTACCTTTTTCAGTGTTTTTATTATGGCAATTGGTTGTTTCAAAATTAGTTTTATAACAGTATATGTATTTTTCAACATTAAAAAAATCTTGCCAACGAATATTAAGAGCCTTGTTAATACTTTTGGCAATTTGAAAAGTTTCACCTAAAATTGCAGTTGTGTTATTTGAAAAATTCTTTATTTTAGAAAATACATTCTTGCCCTTTTTATGTGCCTTTTCAAATCCTCTGCTAAAAAACACCTTGTTTTTAATTTCTTTATGTAGCAACTCAATTGAATCAACGCCAAATAATGATATGGAAACTGCAATAAAATCGTTTCCTTGGTTAAGCTCGCTGATTACTTGATTAGCTAAGTAAGTTTTTCCACAGCCCCATTTTCCTGTTAATAGAAGAGCACCATTATCTTCCTTTTGTGTTATAAAATATTTAATTTCATTTACTGTATTCATTACTACTCCCTGTAAATCTATTGTTATAAAACTATTATACATAATGCTTTAAGTTAAATCAATAATAAATAATTACCAAAAGGGTAAGCGTTCTGATTGCTTAACATCTTGCCATTTTAATAGTAAAAAATCTTTGTGCTACGGTGTAATAAAATTTTAAAATATATTATCTTGTTCCTTTGAAAATCGGCAGGCAAACTAAAATGACAGTAAGTTTGACAGTAAGTTTGACTGCATTTTATCTTGTTTTAACTTAATTCAAAATTACTCAACTGAATTTTTGAAATCTCAAAAACCCAGTGTTTAAGCCACTTTTAAGGCATTTTAAGTAATTTTGGCAAAAAATAAAAGGCGGTTAAAAAACCACCTTTTTTGGTCGAGGTGACAGGACTTGAACCTGCGGCATCTTGGTCCCAAACCACTTAATAAATGTGTGAAAAACTTAGTGTTTATCGGACTTTTCAAGTTCAGTTGCCTAACATTTGCCTTGCATTTATTTTTTAGCTTATTTTACGATTGAGAAAATCATCAAGTTTTTTCGCAGGTGCTTCAGTATCATCTTGCATTAAATGCGTGTAAATGTTCAAGGTGGTTTCGGGTTTGGTATGCCCTAACTGGTGTTGAATGTAGAGAATATCATAGCCCGAATAGAAAAGATTTGTTGCGTGGGTGTGTCTAAGACAATGAGCTGTAAACGGTTCTATGACCTGTGGAATACCGTCGGGGCAGTATTTACTGCGTGGAGCAATGCCGACAATTTTGCCTTGCTGTGAATTGAATGCTTCGAGGTTTAGGCAATTGATGTAACTCTCCCACAATCTCCGCCACGCTGAATTTGTCATAAGTTTGCCTTTGGTGGTTGTGACTACATAATCAAATGGGGAGTGGGGTGCAAGGCTTTTCAGATAGTCTGACAGAACGGTCGGAATATCAACCTTGCGGACACCTGCTTCTGTTTTCGCTCCTGCTTTTATGTAAGAATTGTTTCCGTCAAGAACCAAAGTCTGATGAACATTTATTTTGTTGCGTTTCAAGTCAATATCCGCCCATTGCAAGCCGAGACATTCACCTCTTCGCAGTCCTGCAAGCAACATAATCATTGCCGGCAATCTTCCTCTGTGCGGAGTGTTGATTATTAGCTTTTGCTCTTCAGGCGACAAGGCTCTGCGTTCTTTCTTCTTTGCCGCATTCTTTGATATTTTGACATATTTCAGTGGGTTGAAGTCGATAGCTCGGTTTTCAATGGCATACTCAAACACTCGGCTTGCGGTTGCGATGAACTCTTTCAGCGATTTTTTCGCTGTGGGTTTGCCTGTTGTTGGGTTCTTAGCGGCTAAGTCGAACACGATTTCCTGAAAGTCGGCAATTGTCAGCTTGTTGATTTTGTAAGGTTCAAGCTCTGTAAAATGTTTGAGATACCGTTCAAGCGTTTTGTATTGCTGTGATGTTTGCAGTGACCTCTGAACTGTTAGCCAGCGTTTTTTCCAACATCCGTATGTATCATCAGATGAGATATCTATGCCTTTGCCGAGTTTTTGTTTTAATTCGGCGGCAAGCGTTTCAACCTCTTTTCGTGATGTGCCACATACGGATTTGTACTTTCGTTTACCGTTTTCATCTCGTCCGATATAGATGTTCTTCTGATAGCGCCCGTCTTTGCGTTTTTTCATTTTATACACTCCTTTTGCTTAAAAAAGGGTGCAAAAATCCCCTGATATTCAAAACTTGAAAAATTCAGGGGAGTGTGATACAATATTATTGCTTTTAGTAGTATCACTGCACCCTGTGTGGTGGTTTCCGCTCCGACTTGCGCCAACAGGTCAGGGCGGTTTTTTTTATTTATTTTTCTCTTCCATTATTGTATCTATTTTATCTATGTCGAGACTGTAGCAACGGATATTGCCTAAAGTTTTCTTGATTATTAAACCGTAATCGGACAGGGTGTTTAACCTGTTTGTAACTGTACTTCTGCTTAATTTCATAACATCCATTAGTTCCTTTGTGCTTATTCCGCTTTCGGAAAACAAACTTGCCTGAATAAGCAAAAAATACAGATCACTATATTTTTCGTCGGCGCCTTTAGGCAGAAAGATAATGCACTTTCCGTAATGTGTCAGTTGCTCTAATCTTTTCTCCAAAGCGTACACCAACTTGTGCAACGAATCATCAATAATATCGGTAAACATAATTATAAAAGGAGTTAAATCTCCCTTGTTTTTCGGGTCATTACACACCTTGAATGCCTTGTAGTAATCGTTTATGTTCTCTTTAATAGAATAAGACATTCTGTAACCGATAATTGATTCAAATTCTTTTGACAACAAGTAACTGCTGATGAAACGGGATGTTCTTCCGTTGCCGTCATAGAAAGGATGAATGTAACCAAAGAGGTAATGAAAAATTGATATTCTGAAAACACACTCAATGCTTTTGTCATTAAGTATTGCCAACGCTTTATTCATACACTCTATAATTTTTTCTTCGGGATTAACTCCTCTGTGAAGTTCTTTTTGCGTTGCACTGAGGACGCTTGTTGAATCTTTTCTGAAGATTTTACCGTCAGGCAAATCAGACGGGTTATCTTCTTCGATTTCAAAATATACTAAATCATTGTACAGGTTGCGGATATCTTCGCAGGTGTCAAAGGACATAGTTTCATTTTTTTGCAACATAAGATATTTTTGCACAAGCCCCATAAAACGCTTCCCGTGGCTCTTTGTTTCCAGTTCTGACAAGACACTGTTAATTTCTCTTCTTGAGCTGTAAACACCTTCAATATCATTTGTCTTTACAATTTCATCAACCAAACATCTGATAGCGAAATGGTCAATTGCTTTTTCGGGTAATGAATCCCTTAAAGCTTTGATTTGCTTATCGGTTTTATAAATGTCACGAATTTTCGTAATAAATTCGGGTATCATCACAAAAAAAGCAGGGTTATCGTGTATCAGAAAATCTAAGTGTATTGCGTATTCGCTTTTATACCTTTCGTTGTAAATTTTTTCATAATTTTCTTTGTCAGAATAAAACAGCTTATCTAAAGATTTATACCCCAAATGTATCACCTCTCCAATAAGTATTATATGCCGTAATTTAACAATTATACGCATATATCAGAAAAGCAATTCGTAAAAATAGGCTGTTTTTACGAATTGAATATAATTATACACCGACAAATTCACAAAATCAATATATTTTTACAAATTTAACTGTTACAGTAAAACAGCTTTTCGCTTTATCATTCCAATTTGTGCAATCGATTGCACATTTTCAGAATTTGTTTTGTCCATTCGAGTGGACATTTTCGCTGACTTATTTTGTTTACTCGAGTAAACATTTTCGCTTTATCACCCCAAAATGGGAAATTGATTTCCTATTTTAGGGCGGTCTTTTTCATTTATCCTATTTAATCGGCAGATCGTGGCTGTCGGTGTATGGGGCTCACTGCAGAGCCTTACTTACTTCTTTTACAAGACCGAGGATTTGAACACGGGTGACATCGTTATTTTTGAACACTCGTGGGGGATAGTAGGGGTTGACTGAATGCAACTCAACGGTGTTATCGTTGTAAAGGACCTTTTTAACAACAGCCTCTTCATCGTCAACGAGGACTGCGGCAATCTGACCGCTGTCAACGGAAGTTTGCTTTTTAATAAGAATTTTACTGCCGTCATCAATCAGAGGGCTCATAGAATCGCCGTGAACATTTATCCATATATATTTATCCTGTTCTGAGGGGCAAGTGATGTATGTAGGCATATAGTCAACAGGCACATCCTGAGCTATCACTCCGAACCCTGCCGAAATGCTGTCATATACCGGTCGCATAAATACATTTGTTTGCGGAAGTGGGGTTGCTTGTTCCGGTGTTTTATCGTCCCAACCCATAATATACGCAGGAGTAGTTCCTAAAGCTTTACAAAGCGGTTCTAATACGCTTGTTGGTAACTTTTCAATCTCGCTGCTTTCATATCTGTATATTGTAGCTCTGTTCTTTCCTATCAGCTCGGCAAGTTTATCAACAGTTATATTTTTTTCTTCTCGCAATTTTTTAATGCGTTCGCCGATTGTCATAAGTAACACCTTTTTTCAATATATTGTTATTGACATAATGCAAAATAAGTTGTATTATAATGGTAGTAAGGGAACGGCTTTAGCTGTTCCGCTATTCAAAAACTAATTATTTTTTATAACCGTCTTGTATTGCAGTACAGGGCGGTTATTTCTTTATGGTGAACACAATAAAAAATGTGAAAATTACTATCACAGCTATGTATTCCACGCAATCACCCCCTTTCTCAAGGGAGTCGAAACAGCCGCCACCGTTCCTTTACTGTACAGTATTATAACATAACGGTTGCAAAAATGCAACTACTTTTTGAAAAAATAAAAATAATTTTGCAAAAATGCGAAAAATATATTGACAATAACTTACAAGGGTGGTATCATATAGTTGTCGCAGAAATGCAACACAATAAAAACTGGAGGTGATAAAATTGACTAATGTTGATAAGCTGAAAGGGGCTATCAAGGAGAAAAGATTAACCCCTGAAAAGGTTGCTGAAAGTATCGGTATCGACAAAAGTACGATGTATCGTAAACTTTCTAACGGTGGTGAGGATTTTACCATTAAGCAGGCAGACGCTATCACACAAATTCTCGGATTAACAGGTAATGAGGCACAGGCTATTTTTTTTAGTCAGTTTGTCGCATAAATGCAACTATTATATTAAGGGGGTGAGAAAATGGGATTTTTTAATAATTTATTCAACATAGAAAAAGCACCAACAGTCAACAAGACTGTCAGTGCACCTTATGTTCCACCTTATCCTTTAGAAAAAGATTTTTATACTTTTGATAAGGTAGAGTGGAGCGGAGCGTTACCACCTCATTCAATGACACTTTCTTTTGTACTTCCTTATTCCGATTGGTGCGAATTTGAAAAGTCAGACCTTTATCGAGATTTGGAGAATTATCTTCAGGAATTACAAAAACGAGGTAACCCGAATGAGAATGTAGGCACTCAAGATTGATAGGCAGATGTTCATTGTATGTAGGAACATACTCATCAACACCTTTTGCCTTGTGATGATAAGAATTAACTTCGTGGGTGTTGTAATCTTCGGTGTACTCTATGCCGTTCAGAACTAATTGAATGTCGGTAACAGAAATAGGCAGTTGCGATTTATTGTTAAGTTTATAATGAATGAAAAGTCTTTTCTTTCCCTGCACGCCTAATTTGTATGCGTATTCAAGCATTGTGATTTCCAAATTCACTTTGTGCGAAACAAAATAGTTAATCAGGTTTATTAAAGATATTAAAAAGCCTGCAATGCCTAAAATACCACTAATTATTACCCACATATAATCAGCTCCTTTGCTCGATTATAACATTCGCAAAAGATATTTGCAACACAATCAATAATACCACAATCACAGTCCCATTAAACGGACTTAGCTGAAAAGAGGTGAAGAAATGAAAAATAAAATGATAGGCAACTATTCAAATGAAGGAGTGCTTAATATATCGGCTACAAATTTGCAGGAGTTTGAAAGCCTTATAAAAAAGGCAAAAAAACAAGCTGACGAATTGCAGGATACAATCAATCAGCTTGAATTCTTCAATTTTAGTTTTAAGTTCTCAACAGATAAGGATAATTAGTTACCTTCTATATCGAAAATAAAGCAATATATCGAAAAGAGGTGAGAAGATGAAAAAAGAAGACAGAGATAAGGTTATAAATGCTTTATCAGAATTTGTCGTAAGGGTAGCAAAAGGAGAAGCGACCTCTATAGCAGAAGTTGCTGTTCTGCCTGAGGTCGCCAAGGTTTTGTTAGTCTTTGAGAGCTGAGTTTTGAAGTGCTTCATTTATGCCTTTAAAAAGTTCTGTATAGAATTTAGCCATATGTTTGCCACTTGCCTCGCAAGGAGATACATCAGAACTGTTAGCCTTTGCGACTGCAATTTCTTTGGCATACAATGCCGCAATTTTTGCAATTGAGTCTTCTCTCATAATTACACCTCACTTTCATTATATAGTGTAATGAATTGCAGTTCATCACTACATATAGTATATCATAGAAAGTTGGTGAAATCAATGCACATCAATGAATTTGCTGAAATATTGCTCAAAAGCAGAAAACAGAAAGGCTTTTCGCAAAGTGAGCTTGCTAAGAAATCGGGCTTTACTAAAAGAGCTATTCAGTATTGGGAAAAAGGCAAAAAGAGCAGTTCTCTTGAAAATGCCGACAGGCTCTTAACGGCTTTAGGTGTAGAAATCAAGATAGGTAAAACAGAAAGCAGGTGAGAAAATGGCAAAACTTAAACTTATTGACACAAAGGACAAGTTCCTTCTTGAAATTGACGGAACAGAAATTCCGTATGTTACAAGCTATCAGATAACACGAACGGTCAGCGAGGTTGTACTGCTCAAACTGGCTCTCAGCGTTGCTGATGTTGAATCAGTCGAAATCGTTTCAGACAAAATTACCAACGAAAAATAGGAGGTGTACATATGCCGAGAGAAAGACCTATCATCAATTGGGATGAAGTGCCGGTGATAATTGATGTGCCGTATGTGGCACGGTTGCTTGCACTTAATGTTGATTATACAACACGGCTTGCACAAAGGGGCGTTCTTCCTGCCCACAAAATCGGAAAGCTTTGGCGATTTGATAAGGAAGAAATCAGACAATACATAAAGGAGCATTAACAAATGTGGCATTTAAGAAACTACCCGACACGCAGAAAACTGCTCAAAGATGTGGAAAACCTCAGAGCAGAGAACAGACATCTCAGCATTGAGCTAAGGAACGCAAGAACGGACCTTGCACTCGAAAAAACAGCGTCAAGCGGTTATAGGCACGAAAACCGAGAGCTAAAACGCAAACTCAAAGCACTTGAAACGCCTGAATCCGAATCCTTCGGTTTTGAATGTGTGGGGGTTTCAAATGTCAACTGAAAAAGAAAAATCCGCTGAAGCTCTGCAAAGCCTCAACGGATAGCAAGGATATAAACAATATAACCACTTTGATTATATCCTTTATTGATTAAAAAATCAAGAAGGAAGGTTAAAAAAATGGAATTTTGGTGCAAAAACTGCAACAATGAATGGGTTGATGACGAACAGCCGAAAGAATGCCCGAAATGCCACGACTGGCAGTTTGAAGAGCTTTTCACCTGCGAGGACTGCGGACGAAAAGAAGTTCTCGAGGACTTTGACTTTGGAAGATTATTCGACGGTAAGTGTTATGACTGCTTTAAGAAAAGCGTAGCAAACTCTGACGTCAACGCTTTCGTGATTTGGTATGTCTATTGCTACAACCGCAACGAGAGTGAAGCGTTTGAAGCTAAAGACCTTATTATTCAAGAAGCCTTTAACTTTGAATTTCGCAGAGAAAGCAACAAGCCGGAACACAAAGTGTTGATAATAAGCTTATTTGATTATCTTGTAAACAATGTATTTGATTCTAAATCTATTCCGAGTGAATGTGAATTGAAAATAATTCAAAATGTTCGAGATTGGGTGTTCGATGATATGTATTTCTTCTACGATTGGTGGTGCTTGAGAAATGGTAAGAATAAAAGCTCCGTGCTATGGCTGTCAGACGAGAAGTGAACGCTGTCACAGCGGCTGCGAAAAATACCTTGAGTATAAATCCGAACGCGATAATCGCCGGGCCGAACGCTCTAAGAATTACGATTTCATCGACTATATCTGCCACAAGATAGATCTGAATGCAAGGGGGCAAAAATGATGTCACAAGAGTTCCCAAACGGCGTTTCATATTTCACAGACGGCGAGATTTCACTCACAGTCCATTTTCCCGAAGATAAAGTAAAATGTCACTACTGCCCGTTTTGTCGCTCAGAAAGCGATTTAAACCGCTACTGGTGTAGGCTGACAAACAAGATGATTTACAATCCGTACATACTCGGATTGCCCGATAGCTGTCCGATTGAATTTACGAAAAAATGAAAGGAGATTAGTTTATGGGTATGCCTGTTTTAATTTACGGAAAATCAGGTTCAGGCAAAAGCCGCAGCCTTAAAAATTTTGGCGAGAACGAAATATTTCTTATAAATGTTGAACGCAAGTTCTTGCCGTTCAGAAAGAAATTCGACTATGTCCTAAAGACTGACAATGTGCCTAAAATTCAAAGGTCACTTTTAAAAATGCCCACAAAAACGGCTGTTATTGATGATGCAGGTTACATTCTCACAAACCGCTATATGCGTGAGAAAGGGCAGGTCAAAAACACATTTGAAACCTATGACAATATCGGCAATGATAAAAAGGCTTTTCCGAACGATGCAAAATTCAAAGGAGTTTTCAGACTTCGGTATCCGTCAGGCAATGAGTACGATGAGAACAACGAACGCAAAATGAAAACCGCACTCAAGAAAATTTGTGAAAGCAACAGTCATCTCAACATTGACTTTACAAAGGAATGGGACGGTGCATTACTCAAGGATTGTTGCGTCGGCGTGGTATTCAGAGAGCAGGAATATAACTACAAAGGATATCACGGATTCACGGCACAGCCTTTTTCATTGATTACTTTGTCAGACCTCAAAGATGGAAATTTCACAATTCCCGAACCGAAGTATCTGAAAGGCTCAACCGCAAATTCACAGCAAAGCAATGGCTTTTCCGATATGCCTCTTGATGAAGACGATGACCTACCATTCTAATTATTTTTTTCGGGAATTGCATAAAAGTGTGCAATTTTTCTTGAAAAAATCCCCATATATAGAGGGAGGTTTTACAGATGGGTATGTTAAGACCGTACCAAGACGAGCTTGTCAATGAATTATATGCCTCTTGGAACAATGGCTTTAAAGCTCCTTGTATAGTGTTGCCGTGCGGTGGCGGTAAGTCTGTAATCATTGCAGATATTGCGAAACGGTTTACCTACCAATCTAAAAATGTACTCTTTCTTGTTCACAGAAAAGAACTTTGTGAACAGATAGAAAACACTTTTAAAAATTGGGGCGTAGATATGAATTTTTGCAAAGTCGGTATGGTTCAAACAGTTTGCAGACGCCTTGAAAAAATGCCAAAGCCATCGCTTATAATCACAGACGAAAATCATCACAGCAAGGCTAATTCATACAGAAAAATTTATGATTATTTTTCTGATGTAAAGCGTGTCGGTGTTACGGCAACACCTGTCCGTCTTGACGGTTCGGGACTTTCGGATGTCAACGACAAACTGATTATCGGCGTTAATGCAAGGTGGTTGATTAGAAACAACTGCCTTGCACCGTATGATTATTATGCTCCTCCGCTTGCAATCAAAAATCAGAAGTTCAGAACACGCAACGGTGATTTTGTAACAGGTGATATTTTGAACTTTTACGACAAACCGAAAGTTTACGGCGATATTGTCAGCCACTACAAAAAATTCGCCGATGGCAAGCAGGCAATAGCTTACTGTGCGGCAATTGTGCAATCAGAAAAGTTGTGCGATGAATTTATTTCAAACGGAATTAAAGCTGCTCACATAGATGCTAAAACTCCAAAAGAAAAACGAGCTGAAATAATCGAAAAATTTCGTAGCGGCGAAATCAAGGTCCTTTCAAATGTGGACCTTATCAGCGAAGGATTCGATGTTCCCGATTGTGAAGTATCAATTCTTGCAAGACCTACTAAATCGCTTACGCTTTACATTCAGCAAGCTATGCGATGTATGCGCTACAAACCGCATAAAAAAGCAATCATTATAGACCACGCAGAAAATTGGGTGCGTTTCGGATTACCTGATGATGAACGGGAATGGTCGCTTGAGGGCAAGAAAAAGAATGAAATAAAGGGCGTCGCTCCGGTGAAAACCTGCCCGAATTGTTTTTCTGTAATTCCTGCGTCACTGAGAATATGTCCGCATTGTGACTTTATTTTTGAGCAAAAAGAAAAGAAGCAGGCAGAAGGTAACTTGGTTAAAGTAACGCCCGAAATGATACTCAAACGCAAAGTGAGTAAATATCTTACACCTTCAGAATGCGAGAATATGAAGGAATTACAGGAATATGCGAAACAAAAAGGATACAAGCCCGGCTGGGCATATTATCAAGCAAAATCAAGAGGTTTTTTAAATGGCACAAAAAGAGGAAACAATGCTGCAAAACGCTATCCGTGTAAAGCTGTCGGAAGTCGGTTTGGTTCTTAGAAATAATGTCGGCACATATCTCACGAGATACGGCGCACCGATAGCCATAGGAGTGCCGGGATTGTCCGATTTAACGCTTTTCGCAAACGGCGGTACAACGGTATTCATTGAAATAAAAACAACCACGGGACGGCAATCCAAACAGCAAAAACACTTTCAGGCTTTTGTTGAAAAACTCGGCTATGAATACATAATTTTAAGAAGTGTAAAGGAGGCCGAAAACCTGTGCTCAAGGCTAATGAAATTGAAAAGCTGATTAAGGGCAAGAAGTCATTGCCTCCTACGGCTGATTATTTTGAAAAATTCTACTACTATGCACTTGATGTTTGTATAGAGCGTTATCATCAGGACAAGCTGACGAGAGAGGAATTAAAGAAATATCAGCTCGGTTACAAAGAAATTTACGAACAGTTAGTTATGTGGCTTGAAATACTTGGACGGCACAGAGAAATTGAAAAGGTGTTAGGGCATGCCGAACTTTGTGTTGATGGTTGTGAAAAATGCCGAGAGGTTGCAAGGCTCATTGATGGGAGGGATAAATGTGAACGAAGATAAAGACATAGTAATGCCAAATTTTATGGTAGATACATCACTCAAAGATTGTGTAAATATACTCAGCGACACACGGGCAGGCAAGTTATTTAAACTCTTGTTTGAGTATGCAGAAAATCAGGATATTGACCAAAGTCAGCTTGATTCTGCCGTAAGACTTGCATTCAATGCTTTTAAGCCGGGGGTTGACAAAGGCAGAAAGAAATACATATCCGTTATCAAGCGTAACAGAGAAAACGGCAAGAAAGGTGGCAGACCAAAGAAACCCAAAATAACCCAAAATAACCCAAAAAAACCAGTGGGTAATTTGGAAACCCAAAATAACCCAAAAAAGCAAATAAAAATAAATAAAAGTAAAGTAATATCTAAAGATATTACTTTACGAAAGGTTTCTTCCGCAGGTTTGCCTGAGGGGCAACCTGCTCCGAAACCCGAGTTCAGTAAAATCAGAAATTTTTATAAAGATTACACAGGCTTTGATGACGCGTATTTGTGTGATGAGTTTGTTCAGAAGATGGATAAAAACGGTGTTGACTGGAATGAATGGGAGAGCAAGCTGTTAGCCTATGCGATAAAGACAGGAAAGTTAAATGAATAAGTGCGATGAATTTCAGCAGAGCATAATCGGAGCGTTACTGCTCTATGATGACATACGCTCCCTGTTGTTGACGAAGCTACAGAAAAGTGACTTTACGGATGGACTTGCAGTTGAGGCTTTTGAAAAAATTTCCGAGGATGCTCAAGCTGACAAGGTTGCAATATTCGGAAAACTGTCTGATGGTGCCAAAGCATACGCATTGACCGGTTGCGAAAACGCTCCTCTTGAAGTAAATGCCGAGGCTACGGTTGATTACTTCGTTGAACAGTCGACGCAGAATTGGCTTTTAAGTCAAACGCAGTCGCTTGCATTATCTTCAAGTGTAAGCGTTCCGGAACTCAAGGGAATTATCGAACAAGCCGAGAGCAGAACGGCAGTATCGACCGATAACTCACAAAAGTATCTACAAGATTTTTTTACTGAACTTAAAACCGTACCGACAGGTTTTGAAAGACTTGACGGTTTGCTCTGCGGTGGTTTTGTCGAGGGGACAATCGGCACGATTGGGGCGAGACCTTCAACAGGTAAAACGACTTTTGCACTTAATGTCCTCAAAGCGTGCCTTGACTGCAAAACTGTATTTTTCAGCCTTGAAATGTCAGGACGAATGATTTATGACCGATTAATAGCTGATAGGCTTGAGATTGAATACAGCCGAGTACATAAGCACAAGCTGAACGAAAACGAATTTGAAGGAGTTAAGAAAACACTTGCAAGCTACAAAAATCTGACGGTAATTGATGATGTTTATGAAGTCGAAAAAATCGTATCGTATGTTTACGGTAATAAGCCGAAATTTGTAATAATCGACTTTGTTCAGATAATTACATCTCAAAAGAATTTTGCAGACAACAGGCAGAGAATTGACTATATCAGCCAAAAGCTCAAGAAATGTGCAAAGGAAACAAAGTGTTGCTTTTTAGTGTTGTCGCAGATTACAAGGGCCGGCAAAGAAAGACCTACAATGTCAGATTTAAAAGAAAGCGGAGGTCTTGAGCAGGACAGTGATTATGTAATTCTTTTGCACAGACCGTATGTAAACGATAAGCAAAGTGGAAAGTCAAAACCTTCTGAAACCGAGGTTATACTCGATAAGAATAAATTCGGGAATACAGGAGTTTTGAATTATAATTTCAGTGGAATATTTCAACGGTTTGAAGAATTGCAAAGCGAACCCAATACAAGCAGAATAGCACGCCCATTAAGTACGATTACACCGGCTGATGATTTGCCGTTTTAAGAAAGGAGAGCAAACGATGAAAGCGAGAATACCGCCTAAAATCCCGAAACAGCTCAAACAGGAAGCTGAACGGATTGCCAAAAACGCATACGAGCAGATCCGAGAAAAAGAAAACAAGGACATCACACGCAGAGTATTTAAAACAATGCTGTATGCTTTGCATAAGGATTTCGGATTTGGTCGTGACAGATGTGCAAAGACACTAAAGTCTATGACCGAAATAATTGAACACTCCGACACTGACGAAGTGTTTTGGGAGCATATCGACAGGGTTGTCATCGACAAGCTGAAACTTGAATTTGACAAACGAGATTACACCGACAACGGAAAAGTTGTTAATTTTGAAGGAGAATGAAGAAAATGAAACTCAGACAGGAAATCAATAACACCCGTGATATGATTGACGGTGAACTCAATCGCATTATGGTCACAGATGATATAGAAGAGATAAGAGGGTTGACATATTATTTATTCTGCAACATAAATGACCTTATCTGCAAGAACCAACAAAGAATTGCCAAATCGTTGAGAGGTGAAGAAAATGATTGATTGTTCAAAAACCGAAAATTATTTCGCTGAAAAACGAAGAATGACGAAAAGAGCAAAGAATGGGCTATGTAAACTTGGCTGCTCTAACTGTCCTTTATGTAGCATAAATAACAATAAAGGGCAATCATGTACAGCTTTTGAAATGCTCTATCCCGAAAAGGCAATCGAAATCGTCCAGAAGTGGAGCGATGAGCATCCGCAAAAGACATTTCTTACGGAGTTTTTGGAGAAGTATCCGAACGCAGAGCTTGATCACGGAGTACCAAAGGTTTGCCTAAAAAAATTAGGAGCTGTTTCGGGTTGTGCAAAAACAAAAAAAGGTGACTTGTATATTAGTTGTTATAGGTGCTGGAATCAGCCTATTCCTATTGAGGACGGTGAAAAGTGATGGCATTCTCGGAAAAGCTAAAAGCGTTAAGACTTAAAAATGGATTAACGCAAGATGAGTTGGGTGAAAAGCTCTATTTGAGCAGAACAAGTATATCTTACTATGAGCAGGGAAAATTTGAGCCTAATATCGAAACCATAATAGCTGTAGCGGATTTATTTAACATCACAACAGATGAATTGTTGAGGTGAGGTGTGAACACAATGACAAACTTTGAAAAAATCAAACAGATGTCAATTGACGAAATGGCTCGGAGTTGTATGGGCTTTTTCAGTTGCCCGTACGGCACTCCGTATGTCGGCTGTCCTATGGAAAAGCGATTCAATGGCAGTTGTATTGACTGCACAAAACATTGGCTTGAAAGCGAGGTAGATACGGATTGACAGCAAGAGAGATTAAGGACATCAACCGAGAGATTTCACGGCTCAGGGCGAAAATGGCACGGATTCAGGCTGAGGCGGACAACACGGCGGTGACGCTGGGTGAACGAATTGTTCCGTCAGGTCAGACATCCGACAGAGTGGGCAATGCGGTGGTGCAGATTGCCGATATTCAGCGTGATATTCAGAACCTTGAAATCCGCAGAAACTCGGCACTGAACAGCCTCTCACGGGACGATTTTGTGGAAAACTGCCTGTTTATGCACCTCGGCTTAAAATACAGCTGGGCGAAGATTGCAGTCGATACAGGCGGAATCAATACCCCCGACAACATAAGAATTATGTGCAACCGCCACCATTGGTAAAAGTTGTTCGGTTTTTCGGTTTCAGGGTGATATAATGTAAACTGAAGAAAGCAACAAAACGACATAGGCATTTATGTCCCCCTAAAAAAATCGCACAGACCGCTCTCGTTTGAGGGCGGTTTTGTGTTGTGAGGTGAAATTGATGTATAAAGACAAATGCGGTACAGGTTACGAAAACAGTACAAGGACGATTTTTCAGGGTGCAGGAGAATATGACATCCCGATTATTGAGCCTACAAAAATTACAGAAAACAACTTTATCGGATTTAATGAAGTTTTGAGCAGTAAGCAGAACAACTGCGGTGTGCATTTCTTTTTGGACGATTACCAGTTCCAAAGATTATGGAATACACCCGACAGGTATATTGAGAGTCTACAAAAATTCAGTTGTGTATTGTCGCCTGATTTCAGTCTTTACACTGATTATCCGACAGCGTTGCAAATTTATAATCACTATCGCAAACATTGGATAGGTGCATATTTACAGCTCTACGGTATTGAGGTGATACCTACAATTTGTTGGAGTGATGAAAAGAGTTTTGAATGGTGTTTTGACGGCGAACCTATTGGCGGTACTGTTGCCGTGTCAAGTGTCGGCACACAGAAAAACAAGATTGCCAAAGAACTGTTTTTGAAAGGCTACAAAGAAATGATTGAACGCTTACAGCCTGAAACAATTATCTTCTACGGCAGAGTCCCCGAAGAATGCGAGGAGAACATTATCAACATCAAATCATTTCAGGAAAAATTCAGGAGGTCAGAATAATGGGCGGAAGAGGCTCTTCAAGCGGTATAAGTGATAAGGGAAAGAAGTACGGTACAGAATATCACACAGTTGCTCAATTTGGTGAAATAAAAGTAATTCATATGAATGGTAATACTTCGATAAAAGCTCCTATGGAAACTATGACAAAAAATAGAGTGTATGCTACTCTTGACAAACAGAGCAACATCAAAAGTGTTACTTTTTATGACAACTACGGCGAAAGAATAAAACAAATTGACGTTAAAGGTAGACCTCATAATGGAATGATGCCACATACCCATTTGGGTTATGAACATAATGAAATTGGAGATCGTCAATTGACTGATAAAGAACAGAAATATGTAAGTGCATTATTGAATAAATGGGAAAGAAAAAGAAAACACTTGAATATTTAGAAATTTATTGATATAATATTATAAACGCAGGGGATAGTTTAAATAGGAAAACAGTTTTTACAGATTCCGGTGCAACTCCGGAAACCTGTGTTTAAAGACAGTACAGAAATGTGCTGTCTTTTCTTTTGCTTATTTTTAGAAAGGGCGGTGATACCGTGAAAGACAAATTAAATGCAAGACAGAGGAAGTTTGCGGAATATTATGCGCAGAGCGGTAACACCGTTCAGAGTGCGATACAGGCAGGATATTCAGAAAATTACGCAAACGCAAGAGCATATGAATTGTTGGAGAATGTTGGAGTTTCAAAATACATCAAGGAGCTTTCCGATAAGCTCAAAGATGAGCGCATTATGAGTGCAAAGGACAGACAGGTTGCTTTGTCCGACATTGCAAGGAATGACGGGCAGGACACCTCCGACAGAATCAGGGCGATTGACACGCTCAACAAGATGACGGGCGAATACACCGTTAAGGTTGACGCAAAGGTTGAGCAGTCCGAAAAGCTATCCGATGTGTTCAGGCAGTTGGGCGGTGAGGGACTGAGTGAGTAACAAATTCCCGTTGTCACAAAAGTATATCGACTTTATCAACACAACAAATGTGTCGGCTGAATTTCTTGAAGGAACTACAGCGTCCGGCAAAACTACCGTCGGAGCAGGCGTTAAGTTTATGCGAATGGTGTCGCAGTCGCCGAAGAAGCTTCACGCAATTGCCGCCAAAACTACGGGCAAGGCTGAGGAAACTATAATTCAACAGGACAACGGTATTCTCGACTTGCACCGCAACGCTGTCTATTGCGGCAACGGCGACAAGGACTACAAGCTGCCGCATATCAAGTTTGAGGACAAAATTATCTATATTCTCGGTTACAGCAGTCGGGATAAGTGGGAAATGGTTCTCGGTGCGCAGTTTGGGTGCGTTTATATTGACGAAATCAACACCGCTGATATCGAGTTTATCCGAGAGATGTCAACCCGTAATGACTATATGCTTGCAACGCTGAATCCCGATGATCCGAGCCTGCCTGTGTATAAGGAGTTTGTCAACCGCTCCCGTCCTTTTAAAAAATATGAAAACGATGTTCCTCCCGAGATTACGGCGGAGCTTACCGAAGAACCTGTACCGAATTGGCGGTATTGGTTCTTTTCTTTTGCCGACAATTTAAGTCTTACACCCGAACAGATTGAAAAGAAAAAGAACTCTGCACCGAAAGGTACAAAGCTCTATAAAAATAAAATCTTAGGTTTGCGAGGCAGAGCAACAGGTCTTGTGTTCCCGAATTTTGAGAGGGCAAGACATATCAAATCAAAAGAGTGGGCAGGAGAGTTTTTGAACTGTAACCGCAAGTCAGAACACTTTGTTCAGTTCACCGCAGGTCTTGATACCGCCTATTCGCAGAAGTCGCCTGACACTATCGCAATGACATTTTACGGCATTACCAATCACGGCAAGTGTGTTCAGCTTGATGAAAGAGTTTATAACAACGCTGAAATGCAAACACCTATTGCCCCGAGTGACACGGTGAAGAATTTTATTGATTTTCTTGACCGCAACCGTGATGAATGGGGCTTTGCACGCACGGCTTTTATTGACAGCGCCGACCAAGCGACTATTACCGAATTTCAAAAGTATAAGCGACAGCACGGCTGTGTCTATGACTTTGCAAATGCATGGAAGAAAACGAAGATTATCGACCGAATCAATCTTGTACTCGGCTGGCTTGCCACCGACTGTTATTTTGTGCTTGAACATTGTAAAAACACGATTGCCGAGTTTGAAATTTACAGCTGGCGAGAGGATAAAGACAACACACCCGAGGACGGTCACGACCATTGCATTAACAGCGGTCAATATGCGTGGCTGCCGTTTAAAAATATTATTGGAAGTGAAATAAATGGGGCTGATTAACAGAATGGCTGAATCTATCAGATCGGGAATTAAAAACTTTTTGCAGATTACTCCTGCAAGCGACAAAACAATTACCGTTACCGAAACAAGCAATCATCTGACCGAGTGCTTTATCAATCGCATTTGGTATTGGGGCAACAGCAGACAGCTTGCGGAGCTGTACAGGCAGATTGATACAAACAAAACTATGTTTTGGGCGGCAAAAAGCACAAAGGGGCTTGAAATCCGTAAAATACACACGGGCTTGCCGGCACTCATCTGCGAAACGCTTGTGAATATCGTAATTGCCGACTACAACGGCACAGATGTTACAAGTAAAAATTCAACCGCTTATGCAGAGCGTTGGGAAGACATTGAAAAGCAGAACAAGCTATCCGACACGGTTAAGCAAATGCTCCGTGACCTATGTGTTGTTGGTGACGGTGCTTTTAAGGTCAGTTTTGACACGGCTGTATCAGATGTTCCGATTGTTGAATGGTATCCTGCCGAAAACATCGACTTTACATATGTGCGTGGCAGAATCCGAGAGGTTAAGTTTTACACCGATTACACGCAAAAACACCGCCGTTACCGTTTTGAAGAAACATACGGTTACGGCTATATTCACTATGCTTTGTATGATGACAACGGCAAAGAGATTGACCTGCACACGGTTGACGCTCTTTCGTGGATTGATTCAAAGGGTGTTACATTTGACGAATCATATATGTGGGCTGTACCTGTCCTTTACGGCAAATCGTGCCACAAGGGCAGAGGTGCAGGCATTATTGGCATAAAAACAGACGCTTTCGACAGCCTTGATGAAGTGTGGTCACAGTGGATGGACGCACTCAGAGCCTGCCGAACAAAGCAGTATGTGCCTGATTGCCTTGTCCCGAGAAATCCCGAAACCTGTCAGCCGATATCGCCAAATCCGTTTGATAACCGATTTATCACCGTGGGCAACGATATGTCTGAAAACGGCAACGGCAACAGGATTTACACCGAAAGTCCGCAGATTCAGCACGAAAGCTATTTGAGTTCATACATTACTGCCCTCGACCTCTGCTTACAGGGCATTATATCGCCGTCAACTCTCGGCATTGACACGAAGAAGCTTGATAATGCAGACGCTCAGCGTGAAAAGGAAAAGACAACCCTTTACACAAGGCAGAACCTTGTGTAAATTACGCAGAACGCACTTCAAAGCCTTGTTGCAGTTGTACTCAATGCAGACGATGAACTTAACGGCAATGGTATTGTTGAGGGCTTGGAAGTATCCGTAAACTTCGGCGAATATGCAAATCCGAGCTTTGAAAGTCAGGTTGAAACCGTGTCAAAAGCAAGACAGGGCGGTTTGATGTCAGTTGAAACCTCGGTTGACGAGCTTTACGGCGACAGCAAGTCGGAGGATTGGAAAGCCGAAGAGGTGCAGAGAATTAAGGAAGAGCAGGGCATTGCAGGCGAAGAAGAAAAGTCGGAGCTTAACGATGTGGACCTTACCGACACAGAAGAACCTGACAATAACGCAGATGATGAAGAAAATACGGAAAATAATGCAGAAAAAACCGAAAGCAATCCCGAACAGAACGATACACAGGTAAACAATGAGTGATTACAATATCAGAGAAGCCTTTGAAAAAATCGAAGATGAACTGATTGACAGCATGATGAGAAATTTCAGCCGCCACAGAGCCGAAGAAACCAAAGAGGGTTACAACTGGACACAATGGCAGGCTGAACAGCTCAAAAGTCTTGAAGAGTACCGTAAGCACAACGCAAAGAAATTCGGCAAGCGTTTCAAAACCATTAACAGCAAGGTTGAAGAGATGATTCGCACCGCCAAAGCTGACGGAAATGCAAGTCAGGAGGCAGAAATTCTTGAAGCTGTCAAGGACGGCTTCAAAGCCTCGAAAAAGCCGTCAGAACACAGCAAAGCCGAGTTTTTTAAGGTGAATGACCGTAAACTTGACGCACTCATAAAATCGACCACAGACGATTTAAAGAGGGCAGAAACGGCGGTTTTGCGTATGAGCAACGACAAGTACCGCAAGGCGATTTTTAACGCACAGGTTGCAATGAACACGGGTGCGGTTACATACGAAAAAGCCGTTGATATAGCTTGCAAAGATATGCTCAACGCAGGTCTTAATTGTGTGGAATACAAAAATGGTGCAAGGCACACGCTCTCGGATTATGCAGATATGGCGGTTAAAACAGCCAACAAAAGAGCCTATCTGCGTGGTGAGGGCGAAAAGCGAGCCGAATGGGGAGTATCCCTCGTTGTTGTGAACTCAAGACAGGGCGGTTGCCCTGATTGTGCAAAATATATCGGCAAGGTGTTTATTGACGATGTTTATTCAAACGGCAAAAAGTCAGACGGAAACTATCCGCTTCTCTCAACCGCAATCAAGAACGGTTTGTTTCATCCGAGATGTAAGGACAGCACAAGTACATATTATCCCGAACTTGATGATTTGGACGCACCGTTGTCTGAAGATGAAATCAAAGAGCTTGACCGTCAGCGAGGAATTGAAGAAAGACAGCAGTATGCACAGCGACAGGCAGAACGCTTTGACCGCCGTGCCGAATACAGTCTTGACGAGGACAATAAACGAATAGCCCAAACCCGAGCCGATGAGTGGCACGATAGGGCGAATACGCTTGAAGAAAAGGCAAAACAATTTTCTTTGAAGACTGATGAACAAAAATATTACAGACCTGTTTTTGAAGAAGATATATCAAAAACTTTTGAACGCAAAATTGAGGGCGAAACAATTACAATTGATACCCACAAGGCAAATACATTGTGTGATAATGTTTATATTTCAGATAAGGTAAAGCTAAAACGAAAAGAACTTCATAATTTTGATATGCAAGTGAGAAAAGCGTTTGATATGCTCGGAGAGGTTGAAACAAGCGGAAAGCCTGAAATTTGTATTGTCACTCCCGAAGAAATGCGAGTAAATGCTATTGCTTCATATATGCCAATGCAAAATGTTCTAAATGTCAATTCAGCATACTTTTCAACAAGTGATTTGTCAGGCTTACAAGAAAACTTGGCTTGTCCGCAAGACAGATTGAGTACAATTCTTCACGAACTGATTCATTGGCAAGACACTAAAAATTACAGAGCAAAATTCGGAGGTATTAACGATTATTTTGAATATTGCGATTACCTTAATAAAATTTATGCTCCAAAGGTTGAAAAATTGATAAATAACGGTTATAATATAGAGGATATAAGTGAGTATGCTTTTGAATGCTTAAAAGATAAAGCTATGGATGAAGTGTATAATGAGTACAGAGTCAGCAAACTTTTAGGGTGATGATAGTATGAGATTGATACAAACTGAAGAACAAAAATCTCTATGGAATGCGTTTAAGCCGTACCTTGTAACAAATGGTTTAAATGTCACTTTGCGTGAAGATGCTCCACAAGAAGCTAAAGATGCCGAAGCACTTTACAGTAAGCTTAGAGAGAAACAAAAAATGCAATATCTAAAAAATAGTGGCATAATCTAACCGCTCCGTAAAAAGGGCGGTTTTGTTATATGCAATTCACAAAAACAGCATAAAATTACGAATTGAGCATTTTATAATTGACAGCAATGTTGATTATAGGGTGCTTTTTGCATTTAAACCGGTCGAAATCGACCAGTTTAAAATATTGAAAAGGTGGTGACAGAATGAAAATCAGAGTAACAACAGCATTTAATGACAGGCAGAACGGCTATGTAACCCGACCTGTGAATGAAGTTTTTGAATGTTCCGAGCAGAGGGCAAAGGAACTCATTGACGGCGGTTTTGCAGAAGAGGTCAAGTCTGACGCTCCCAAAAAGGCCGAGAGCCAAAGCAGTTAAAACAGAAAAAACAGAAAAAGCAGATTAAGCACTTTACGAATATGTAAGGTGCTTTTTTATTGTCCGAAGACATTAAACTACGGGAGACACCGTGCAAAACTGAAACAGAGAGACACTCTATGAACTGATTACGGGAGACACCCGAAAAACTGAAAGGATATGAAAAAATGGCAGAACCAAATCCAACACCAACCCCCAATGAACCGACACCTGCACCGCAGGGAACACCGCAGGGAAACGCTCCTGCCTTTGATTATGACAAGCTCGCAAGCCTTATTACAGGCAAACAGAGCGTGACAGAGGACACCGTTTTGAAGTCATATTTTAAGGAACAGGGATTGTCAGCCGATGAGATGAAAGAGGCTATCGGTGCTTTTAAAAAGCAGAAAGCCGAGAACACTCCCGACTTTGCAAAAATGCAGTCGGAAGTTGAATCTGCAAACAACGCAAAGCTCACGGCAGAAGTCAACCAATCGGCAACCCTCGAAGCCGTAAAACAGGGCGTTGACATTGCAACCGTTCCGTATGTGCTTAAAATTGCAGACTTTTCAAAGGCTGTGACAGACGGCAAGGTCAATGCGGAAAAGCTGACAGAGGCTGTTAAAAAGGTGCTTGACGATATCCCCGCACTCAAGGGCAAACCTGCCGAGAACGGCACAGGAGTTAAGAAAATCGGCGGTGACGGCAACGGTACATCGGACGGTACAAAACCAAAGGCAAATGTTCCTACCAAAAAATGGAACAGATTTAATATTTAACCAAAGAAAGGATTGAAAAAATCATGGCAAACACAAATAACTATGCCGAGCAGTTCAGCCCTGATCTGCTCGAAATTCTTGTTCAGGGCACACTTACATCACCATTCATCACTTCAAATGTAAAGTGGGTTGGCGCAAGAACTTTCCACTTCACACAGATGAGCACATCAGGCTTTAAGAACCACAATCGCAACGGCGGTTGGAACAAGGGCAAGTATGTTCAGACCGATGTTCCGTTCACCTGCGAACACGACCGTGATATTGAGTTCCTCGTTGACAAGGCAGATGTCGATGAAACAAATTCGACTGCAAGCGTTGAGAACATCTCAAAGACATTTGAACAGACACAGGTTGCTCCCGAAACAGACGCACTTTTCTTCTCAAAGGTTGCAACAAAGGCTCAGGCAACAGACGGATATCATTCTTCAACAAAGACATCGGAGTGGACTAAGGAGAACGCTTATTCAAAACTCAAAACAATTCTCTCTGCCGGCAAGCTCCGCAGATACAAGGCAAGAGGCACACTTGTTGCCTATGTGACATCTCACATTATGGACTGCCTTGAACAGTCAACAGAGTTCACTCGTAAGATTGAGCTTACACAGATTGCAGAGGGCGGTATCGGCATTGAAACAAGAGTGACCGAGATTGACGGTTGCCCTATCATCGAGGTTATTGACGATGAGCGTTTCTACGATAACTTCAACTTTAACCCCGATGACGGCGGTTTTGAGCCTGCAACAGGCGCTCACAAAATCAATGTTCTTGTTGCCTGTGGTGAAACCTGCAAGACTGTTCCGAAGATTTCAAGCATTTACTTCTTTGCTCCCGGCTCACACACAGAGGGTGACGGCTGGCTCTATCAGAACCGTTCACTTTCCGACACATTCGTGTTCCCGAACGGCAAGGACGGCAAAATTGACAGCATTTATGCCGATGTTGACACAACGGCGGTTGCGTAATGTATGCCGATTACATTGAACATCAGGGTGGAGATGAAAACAGTATTATCTCTGCCGAACACATTGATGTTCTGACTTTTAACCGCATTGATTTTGAAAAACTTTCGGAAATGCAGAAGAGAATCATCAGCAGAGTGCATGGCAGACTTACTGCTTTTGAAGAAGAAAATGCCGATATGATTTCTTCCTACCTGAAAAGCTATTCAATCAACGGCACATCAATGGAATTTGGCGCAAGCTGGAATTTAATGTGTATCAGCGGAGTGGCAATTCCTGCCGCCCTCTATGCGTTGCTAAAATCAACAGGACTTTGTTATCCTGCAATCTGAAAGGTGCGTGAAAACCGTGAAATTTCCGTCACTTGTAAAAAAGCAGTTTTGCAAAACTCCTGTCGAGGTCACAATCTACGGTGAGGGTGTTACCGAAGACGGAGCACCCCTGACCGTGTTTGAATGCAAAAATCTGTATCCATCCGACAGCTTGTACCCGTCAGCAACCCTGCACGGTGGCTCTGCCTTGTGTAATATGCAGTCAAAGGCAAAGACGGTCTATACCAAAGAGCAGAAAATTGTTCAGGTGTCGGCTGTCTTGCTTTTTGACGGCGATATTGTCCCCGACAGCCCCACTTTAAGCGGTGGCTTTGTAATCCTTGACGGCGTAAAACGAAACATCGTACAGGGTACAAAACACCGCAACCCCGACGGCAAAGTTAATTTTACGGAATTGGATGTGATTTAATGGGATTTTCGGTATCATCAAAAATCAAACTCAATATGCCTGTTGTAAAACAGCTTGATAGGGCAAAGCAACAGGCTCTTGAACAGACAGGTGACGCACTTCTTAAACAGGTGAAAAACACGCAGGTAATGCCGTTTGATACGGGTAATCTTCAGAACGAAAATACCTTTGAAGATTGTGTGCAGAGTTGGAACGGCACGGTTAAAATCGTGTCAAGCACTCCGTATGCAAGGCGGTTGTATTTTCATCCCGAGTATAATTTCAGCCGTAAGGAAAACATTGCCGCAGGCGGTAAATGGTTCGCTCCATGGCTTGAGGGTGGTACACGGCAGAATTTTTGCAGTCGGGCATTTGTGAGATTATACAGAAAGGAAGCAGGACTTTGATTTACTTATCGGACATCAGAGATTGGCTCAAAAGCGTTACCTCAGCCGAGCATTATTACATCGGCAAGCTTGACAACAAGCAGGACAGGTCAATCGGTGTGTATTCATTAAAGCAGTCGGGAACACCCACAAGGGCAATCGGCGGTGAAAGCACCTACGATACAATAAGCGTGTCTTTGCTTATCCATTACACCGACAACTCAAGAGAAACCGAGGAGTTTGCACGCAGACTTTACGAAACGCTTTACGGCATTAAAAATGTTGAAATTAAGGAACACAAAATCTATATAATCGAACTGCTCACGGAAGAACCCGTTGATGTGGGAACAGACGACAAGGGTGTGTATGAGCAGGTCATTGAAGTTAAATTTTATTACGAAAGGAAGTAATTTTATGGCAAAAGTTGAATCGGGAGTATTCCCGTGCTATGAAAATCAGTTTGCGGTTGGCAAGGCAGGAACAGAATCCGCCACGACAAATATTGCTAACTGCGAAGAATTTTCTGTTGCATTTGACAACGGTGTCGAGGAATGGACAGCCTTTGAAAACGAGGGCTGGAAGTCAAGGCTTATGACAGCAAAGTCAATCACAATTTCGGTAAAGGGCAAGCGTACAATCGGTGACGCAGGCAATGACCAGATTGCCGCCCTTGCATTTGAAAACGGCAGAAAGGCAGAAGTTTCGTTTATGTGGACCTTCCCCAACGGTGCAACCGTCCTCTTTAAAAATGCAGTTGTATCCGTTACATCAAACGGTGCAGGCGCAAGTACGGGTGTTGCTCCGCTTGAATTTGAAGTTATGTCAAACGGCAAACCCGTATATACAGCAGCCGCTTAAAAAACGAAAGGAATGAACGATTATGTCAAAGTTAATTGATATTACAGACAAGCTTAATTTTGAGGAAAAGCCGAGTGTCAGAGTTAAAAATGTTGACCTTGCAATCAACAATGACGCAGTTTCAATGCTCAAAGTTGCGGCACTTTTTGAGGACGGCAACGGTAAAAGTAAAGATGTTATCGAAATGTATCATCTTCTTTTTGATGAATCCGAGAGAGAAAAGATTGAAAAGTTAAAGCTGAATATGCACGATTTCAACGCCCTTATCAGCGAATCTGCCAAAATTGCAACAGGCGATTTGACTGACGAGGGGGAAGCTCAGACCCCGGCTACGACCTGATTGATGACTTTGATTTAATCGTGTCAAGCTTTCGCTCGGAGTACGGGGTCAGCATTTATTCAAAGGATTTTGCTAAAATGAGTTGGAATGAGTTCTGCTCACTTCTTCAAGGCTTAGGACCCGAAACACCGCTTGCAAGAACGGTTCAAATTCGCCTTGAAACCGACAAAGAAGTCTTGAAAAACTTTACTTCGTCACAGCATAAAATCCGCAACAAATGGCGGTCAAGGAATGTAAAGCACTATTCAGACGAAGATATGAACACCGTTCTTGCAGAATTTCAAAACTTCTTCGCTAATCTGTAAATTTGTACATAATTTTCACTGTATCTACAAAATTCTTGACAATGTTAATACATAGTGATAAAATGTAACATACACTAACAAATTTATTAAGGAGAGTGTATGTTTATGAAATGTCCACATTGCGGAAACGAATTAAAGGACGATGCAAAATTTTGCGACAAGTGCGGTGCAGGATTTGGCGGAAACGATTCAACCTCGGCAACCGTAAATCCTGTAAATGCGAAGAAGAAAATTTACAAGCGTTGGTATTTTTGGGTTATTATCGTTGTTGCTATTATGATTGTTGGCGGTGTAAACGGTGCAATTAACGGTAACAGCAGCTCAAACAAATCAAAGCAGGAAACTACTGTTGCAAATCAGAGTTCAGAAAAAGCAACTGAAAAAGCGACAGAAGCACCGACCACAAAAGAAGTTGCAACAGAAAAGCCTACTAAAGACCCGAAGAAGGTTGAAAAAGAATTTAAAGACGGTTGCAAAACAGTCGACTTTAAAACTCTTTCAAGAAACCCTGACAAGTACAAAGGTAATGACTACAAGTTTGAAGGTCAGATTATTCAGGTTCAGGAAGGCTGGGGCGATTCGGTTGACCTGAGAATCAATATAACCAAAGAAGAAAATGAGTATCTTGATGAACCATTGTGGACTGATACAATCTACGCAACTGTAGAAATTCCTGACGGTGCGGACAAACTCCTTGAAGATGATGTAATCACATTCTGGGGAACTTGTGACGGCGACTATACATATGAAACCGTAATGGGCAACAATGTGTCACTTCCGAAAATCGACATCAAATACTACGAACTCAACAACTAAAACAAACAGCCACTCCAAATGGGGTGGCTGTTCTTTTGCAAAATTTTATTAGCGTACATCATAGCGGTGTGCGCTGTTTTTATGCCTGTTTTTAAAAAATCTAAAATGAAAGGAAGTGGTGAATATGGCGACAAAGGCGGGTGAAATTGAGCTTGATGTCAGGCTTACGGGGGATGATATTTCCAAAACATTGCATAAGATTTCCGATTCAATTACAAAAAAGTTTGATTCGGCATTTTCAAGTCTTTCAAAAGATTTTGAAAATGTAAGCACGGATATGAAACAGTCCTTTTCAAAGGTTGCAGAGGGCGTTTCTCAGAAAACCGAGAAAGAGTTTTCAAACATCAAAGGCAGCAGTGAGCAGTTAAGCAATTCGGTTTCATCTTCGTTTAAGAAAATCGGTACAGCTGTGGTTGCCGCCTTTTCCGTTGCCAAAATTAAGGAGTTCGGTCAGCAGTGCATTGAATCGGCTGCGGAAGTCAATGCGGCAAATTCGCAGTTTGAGCAGACTTTCGGCACAATGCAGTCACAGGCAGAATCAGCCATTCAGAGCGTTGCCGATCAAAGCGGTATTCTTGAAACCCGATTACAGGGTGTCGGCACAAGCATTTATGCCTTTGCAAAAACTACGGGTATGGACAGTTCAAGTGCTTTGGGAATGATGCAGGAGGCTTTACAGGTAACAGCCGACAGTGCCGCATATTACGACCGTTCGCTTGAAGACACCGCAGAAAGCCTGAAATCATTCCTCAAAGGTAACTTTGAAAATGATGCCGCACTCGGTTTGTCCTGTACTGAAACCACACGAAATGCGGCGGCTAATAAGCTGTATGGCAAGTCATTTACGGATTTGTCGGAATCGCAGAAACAGCTCACGCTTTTGCAAATGGTCAAGGACGCTAATCAGCTTTCGGGTGCTATGGGACAGGCAAGCCGTGAAGCAGACGGTTGGGAGAATGTAACAGGCAACCTCAGAGAAAGTTGGAAACAGCTCCTTGCCGTAGTCGGTCAGCCTATTCTTCAGGTGGCAACTCAGGTTGTAAAGCGGTTGAGTTCCGCACTTGCGACTTTAACGGAATATGCCAAAGGTGCGGTTGAATCGCTTTCAAAGGTATTCGGCTGGGATACAGGCAATAACACCGCAAGCAATATCAAATCTGCGTCCGATTCTGCCAAAAGCCTTACGGATACGGCAGATGACAGTTCAAAGTCACTTGATAATGTTCAGAAAAGTTCCGAAAAAGCAAAGAGAAGTGTTGCGGGCTTTGATAAGCTGAATGTGCTTTCAAGCTCTGACAGCTCATCTCCAAAGTCAGACACCTCTTCATCAAAAAGCTCTTCAGGCGGTTCATCGGGCGGAGCTGTTGCAAAGAATGTTGTCAAGGACACAAGCAAAAATCTTTCGGGTGCATTCAAAAATCTATACGAAAAAAGCGGATTTAAAGGCTTTGTCGAGAATGTACAGAAAGGTATTAACAAGGTTGATTGGTCAGCTATAGGCAAGAATTGCAAGACCGTTTTTGATAATGCTGTTCCCATAGTTCAAAAGGCATTCGGCACAATGCAAAAGGTCGGTTCTGCAAAACTCGGGGCAATCGGCTCTGCATTCGGAGCGGTTGCGACAATCGGCGGAAAGTCGTTTCAGACCATTTCAGGCGGTGTTGCTAAGTGGATCTCAAAAGACAGGGAAAAGATTATCGGCTTTATAGACACCATAGGCAACAATCTTACAAACGGCTATAACAATCTTTCAATCTTTTTTGATAATTTCGGTACACTTGCAGGTAATGCAATTGACAATGTTCGCCCTCAAATGGAAGAATCAATTTCCAATCTTTTAAGCGATCTTACAACCTTTGCGGGCTCAGTCGGCGAAGTTGTTTCGGGTGCGTTTTCAACTGCAACCGAAAGCCTTGTGGAATGGACTGAAAATGACGGTGCAACAATCACTGAATTTCTCGAAAATTTACAATTGTAGTTTGCAGATGTGTTTGACTTTATCGGTCAGATTTTCGGAGATATCGGAACAATTATCAGTAATTGGTGGAACGGCAACGGACAGCAGATTTTTCAGAATATCTGCAGTATGTTTACCAACATCGGCACAACCCTGATGAATGTTTACAATCAATGGATTAAGCCTGCGTGGGATTTTATCGTAGCAATAGTAAAGTCAGCTTGGGAAAACTGGCTGAAGCCTGTTTTTGAGGGTGCAATAAACTTCTTCGGCAAGGTTGCAGACTGTGTTTCAACCGTGTGGAATAACTTCCTGTCACCGTTTGTAAACTGGCTTGTCAGCTTTTGGGGACCTATATTTCAGAATGTTTTCAATGCCGTAAAAAGGGTGTTTGATAATGTGTTTACATTTATCGGTGGGTTGGTTACCTCTATACAGAAAACATTCGGCGGTCTTATTGACTTCATTACAGGTGTTTTCTCAGGCGATTGGAAAAAAGCATGGCAGGGTATCTACGACTTCTTCAAAGGTATTTGGGACGGCATTTGTGCCGTGTTTAAGTTTATTATAAACGCTATCATTGACGGCATAAATGCGTTGTGGACGGGAATTTATAACTTTGTTTCGGGCGTTGTTAATTCAATCGGCGGATTAGCCGGTATTATCGGAGCGGCTTTTGGACAGGATTGGAGCTTTTCAATGCCTGAAAATCCGCCTCTCATTCCGAGATTTGAAGAGCCCACGGAATCACCGGCACGAAAATTTGCAAAAGGCGGTATTGTTAAAGCTCCGACACTTGCGGTTGTCGGCGATAACGCAGGCGCTAACAGCGGTAACCCTGAGGTTATTTCCCCTCTTAACAAGTTACAGGGTATGCTCGACAATTCGGGCGGTCAGGATACAGTGATTCTCACACAAATTCTTGACCTGCTTAAACGCATTTATGAAATGTTCATTATCTTTCGCAATAACGGCGGCAACACTTATTCGTTTACTGCCGAGCTTGAGGGTTCAACGCTTTTTGAAGAAATGATAAGACAGGATGAGCTTTACAGACGCAGACACAACGGTAAATCCGCATTCGCATAAAGGGGGAAATGATATGTCAAATTATAACGGCTATTTGCTTAAATTCGGAAACAACATAATGCCGAATAAGTACATTACCGCATTTTCGTCAACTCCGAATCAGCGACTTGAAACTTCTGCGGAACGAGATCAGAACGGTACGCTTCAAAGGGCAACGCTGCCAAATTACAAAACAAAAATTTCGTTTTCAACTCACATTCTTCATCTTGACGAAAAGATTGATTTTCAGTCGATTATCAACCTCTCAATGGCGAATAAGTTACAGAGAAAGTGCAGGGTAACTTATTGGAACGATGAAACGAACAGCTATTACACCTCTTATTTTTATATTCCTGATATTGAATATACCGTAATGAATGCCGAAAAAAGTGATATAACCTATCAGCCGATTACGGTTGAGCTGATTGAGTATTAAGGGGTGATTCTTAAAAATGCTTGTATCTAAAGAAATTGCTGATAAGCTGAAAACAAACACACTTTACAACACCGTTGCTCTGCATTCTCCCGACGGCAGTTTTGAGGATATAACAGGTGAAAGTATCGTGCTTGACAGCTTTTCGCTTGAAAATGAAATCGTTGAAAAAGAATTGAAATTCGGCGGTTGCATAGCCTCTGAAATGAGCGTGAAACTCATTGATTATGATTGCTCGGCTTTGATAGGAAAGACGGTACAGGTCATCATAACGGCAACATATCTTGAATCAGAGCTGTATCCGTTAGATGATTTGTACCCGTCAAATACTCTTATTTGTCCTGCCGAAACAGGAACGGTTGAATGTCCTGTTTTCTACGGTAAAATTCAGTCGGCTCAAAGAGATAAAAAACAGCGTAACATCGTCAAAATCACAGCCTATGACGCTTTTTATGATATGTCAAAGGTGGATATGTCTTTGTGGTTTGCAGGCAAAGAGAACGAGGACGGCAGTTTTGCTTATGGTTATGCGCACTATCAAAAAGACGATAATTTTAAGAGCTTTTATTCAATAATCGCAGAATTTGCCAAAGATTATGCAATTACAGGGGTTTTACCGCCGAGCTTATCTGTCTTTAGTGTACCGCTGAAATTTGATGATACCTGCGTGGAAAAGGTTATAAAGGACATTACCTTGTCAGATTTAATCCAAGCTTATGCAGAATTAACTTTGAGCTTTGCCGTTATAGATGCCGACGGAAAAATGCGTTTTAAAAGGCTGTATTCTCAATCTTCCGTTGAAACAATCGATTCGTACAAAGATTTATCCTTTGAAGATTACGAACTTGAGCCTATCCGTATGTACAGTGCTAAATTTGCTGATAAAAAAGCGTTTTTGTATGGCAACAGTAACGATTTTTCGTGGTATGTTTCCGATAACATTTTGATGAGGTGCAGAACAACAGCAAGTGATATCGGCACAAAATATAATTCTGTTAATTTTTTTGGTGATGTATATAAATACCGCCCGACAAAAATTAAGCTGTTTTCGTATTGGTGGCTTGAGGCAGGCGATAAGTACACAATTAAAACTCCGTTTGAAGATTTGCCGACAATCGAAACATTTGTGTTCAATAAGAAAATGGACGGATTTATAACTGCCCTCACATCAAAGGGCGAAAAACGATTAGGAAAGGAAGTAAAAGAAAATGAACAAATACAATAAAATTGTCTTTGTGAACGGCTCTGCTCCGCCCCTCAATGCCGACAACCTCAACCATATGGACGAGGGGATTGAACGGGCAACAGACGGAGCAATTGCACTTGAAACCGAAATAACCACGGCAAGAGGCAGTCAGAATTCACTTGGAGCAAGGCTTGATAAAACAGACAAGAGTATTGCCCGAAAGCTAGATTCAATGCCGTTCGACAGCGAACCAAAGAATAACAGCCCGTGTTACCTCACAAGCGGTACGGTTTACAGCGCTCTGCTTGTTAAAGCCGATAAAACCGCCTTGGCGACTAAATACGATTCGTCAAATATCGAACTTGGTACAGCTACTCTTACTCCGTACTCTACTTTGATTGATAAAATAAAATCTGCAACTTGCCTTTATGAAAAAATTGGCGATATTGTTATTGTAAATGTCACCGTCATTATGAACGCAACATCTTTAGGCGGAACATCTGCAATATCTCTGCTCAATATGCCGTTTCCAAACAAATCGGATGTGATTGTTCAAGATATCGGCATAAGCAAAAACGGCGGAATGTTCAGAGGAAGTGTAAGCAAATCTGCTTGGTTGCAGTTTACTCCGCTCAATAAACAGGCTTATAATTTCGTCGCTGATGAGCAGGTAAACTTTTCTTTGATTTACAAAATATAAAAATAACGGAGGTATG